CATAGCCCCGTTGTCGTTTTCATTCAGCTTGTGACTACTAACAAACGGATCGACGATAATGACATCGATTTTATGCTGCTTGATGTAATCGAGGATGATGTCCGCGGCTGGCAAAATGATTGGCTCGCCGCCGCGGTTCTCAGCAATAACGACTGAGCTGTCGCGACCTGAGTTCACGAATAGGTTGCCAGCGTATGCTTCTGGCTCTACGCGGTGATGCACTGCAATACCGGCCAAGCGTCTTTTTAGCTCATCTAAAGGGTCTTCCAAATTCCAGACCCATACCCTTCTCTTGGGCGTTTCTATCCCCAAAAGGGGTATTCCCGACGCCATAGCCATCGCTTCTGTCAATGTTAGAGCGGTCTTGCCGGTGCCCCCGGCAGCGACCGTCACTGACAAAAATTTGCGGATGTAGTGCCGGCCATACACCCACTCTCGCGGTGGCAGCGCTGCAATGTTGCCGATGTCCAGCGCCTGGGGTGCTAGTGCGTCCGTGATCTCAGCGATCTGCTCGGCTGTCGCAACTTCTGGTAACTGATCCCAGCCCTTGTCCCTCGCGCCTTTTATGGCCACCTTGAACTCGGCAAAGGTTTGCTCATGAGTGTAACCGGGCTGTGTCCAGCCCGTTGCGGTCTGCAAAATATCCTCGTCCGTCAAACCTCGCTGGACTTGCGCAGCGACGTATCTGATCATCTCATCGTGCCAACCGCCTTGATTGGCATCGAGGATCGGCTTCGGTTTGTTCTCTACGTTGATCTTTTCTAAATCCATCTCTGACAGCATCGGCAGCTCTCGCCAATCACCATCAACGCCCTGGTCGATCGTCTCTTCGTAAATAGCACCAGTCGAATGAATACTGCCGGCAGCGATGACGATTCCGCCCCTTCCCCGAACATCTATCTTTGCTTCTGGGTCGGTACTGTTAGCAATTTCTAAATTCGGATTGGCTCGATAGTAGAAGTGACGACCGCGTGCTGTCGCGACTGTTCTGCTTGTGTAAGGCAAGTGCTCTTTCACCCAGGCTTCTGCCTCGGCGCTGTCAGCATCAACGACCACAACCTCTTTGCCGGTGACAATAGCCCAGTTGCACCCAGCAAACCGAGCGCTGCTAGCAAAGTATTCAAACTCGTCTGTCGAGACTTCTTTGCCCTGGTATTTTTGCCAGTTGACCAACGGCACCTTCTGCTGAGGGTGCGCTGGGATGACCGTCAGCCCCTCTTCGAAAAGCGCTCGCGCTTTGTCTACAGGCTCCAAGTGCGCCTCAATCAACGATTTCGGCCCATAAATCAGGCCGAATTGCAGATTTTTTTATGTCCCAAATTGAGCAAATTTCAATTGCTCTTTCAGCGGGTATGCCCTTCTCGCTCTTTTTCCACTTATACACTGCATTTCTCGATAAACCGAGCTGCGCGGCCATTTCACTTACGTTGATATCTTGCCAAAAACTGCTCGGTGTCATTTCGCTCGCCTGATTAAAAAAATCAAATGTACACCAAATGGTTACACATGTGAACCTTTGTGATTACAATAAGCAAAATTAGTATTGCTATTAGTCAACTACAGGTTTACATTCGAAGGACTAAATACACAGGAGTACATATATGAGTAGGGTGCCGTTTCACCAGCGGATTCAAGAACTACGTCAAGCGCGAGGCCTTAGCCTTCGGCAAATGGCTGAAGAACTTGAACAATATGGTGTAAAAGTTAGTCATAACGCAATCGCTAAATGGGAACAGCCAAAAATGGTTGGCGCTACTAGACTCCCGAGCCAAGAAATCATTGCAGCATTGTGCAAATTGTTTAACGTCAAACCCTCATTTCTCGTCGAAGAAATGTTCTCTAACGTCCGCTCAAAAAGCGATTCTGAGCGAATTGCAAAATTATTAGACGTAGAGCTATTGACGGAAGAAGAATTTGCCGCTTTACTCAATGTGAAAGATTTATTCATCAAATCACGCAAGCAGAAAGCAGGGGAAAAATGAACAAGATAGTCAACCATACTATAAGCAAGCAGGCGTCAAAATTTGTAAGAGATATGGTTGATAAAATTTATTTGCACGAGAATTATCATTGTTGTACTACAGCCGAATGGGAAGTCTGGCACCTCAGCTCTTGCTGTGTAGGCAGATGCGACAAACCTTGCTGTGCCAGTAACGAAAGGCAAGGCCAAATCATGACCTGTCACGAATTTTGGTCGCGCAAGCCGCTTGTCGCGCAGCACACGAAAAACAACGATTTCTTAAAGAACCTCCGACGAACCGGCACAGCAAGCTGCGTCATGCAAATACGTAATACACACATACTCTGGGGTCATGGTAATCGAATCTATAACAAACAAATTCCAGATCACTTTGTTGATGAGTTGGTGTTAGCAGCAAAAGATCAAAATCTGTTTTCGAAGTCACCTGTTCTCGGACTCTACATCAACGAAAAAATGCTCGCCTAAAATAATTGTAACCATTTGGTAGACAGCGATTACAATAATCGTTTATGCTCTCATTTCGACATGAAACGAGAGAAGAACGATGGACGCATACAGAAACGAAGTTACACCCTCCCATAACCAACCAAACTTAGACGTACTAGCCGAGCAATGGCTTCAGCAAAAAACGCTGGAAGACAACTGCCGGGCCCGTCGGATTGAGATCGAGCAACAGCTCATCCCGCACCTCGCGCAACGCGAGGAAGGCAGTGCGACAACCACCACAACGTTTGGTCGGAAGATCAAATTAACCACCAAGAACAACTACAAGCTGGACGACACTGCGCTGCAAGCAATTCGCGAAAGTGTGCCAGCGAACATGCTGCCGTTGAAGCTCACGCAAACGATCGACGTTGCGCGCTTGAAGTATCTGCGCAATAACGAGCCTGAGACCTATCGCAAGATCGCAAGAGCGTTCACGCACTCCCCTGCCAAGCCCAATGTTTCGATTACAGGGGGTGAGATCTAATGGCCATCGATTTATCTGCAATCAAAAAGACGAGCGGCCTCAAGCCACCATCGATGATCGTATTCGGCTCCGCTGGCGTGGGTAAAACCACGTTCGCGGCTGCCGCGCCTAACCCTATCTTTTTACAAACTGAGGCCGGGGAAGGTGCGCTTGAGCTGTCCGCGTTTCCGCTGCTTAAAACCTATGACGAGCTGATCGAAGCGATTACCGCGTTGATTGAACATGAGCACGATTACGGCACGCTAGTGCTCGACAGCCTTGATCATTTAGAGCCGCTGATCTGGAAGAAGGTTTGCCAGGTTGAAGGCAAGAAGTCGATTGAAGAGTTTGGGTACGGCAAAGGCTACGTGTTTGCCCTCGATTACTGGCGCGAGTTTCTAGCTGCGATTAACTCACTGCGCATGCATAAGAATATGTCGTTGATCTTAATCGCGCACACGCACATCCGCGCTTACAACAGCCCCGACACTGAGTCTTATGACCGCTACGAAATCAAGCTGCACGCAAAAGCCAGCGGGCTCATTCAAGAGTCGGTCGATAGCGTGCTGTTCGCGAAGCACAAGATCATCACCAAGAAAGAAGACAAAGGATTTAACCAGACGCGAGTGCGCGGTATCAGCACCGGCGAGCGCGTGCTCTGCACCACAGAAACGCCTGGGTACATCGCAAAGAATCGATACGGCTTACCAGATGAGATCGACCTCACCTGGGCAGCCTTCGAACAAGCAATCGTTAACGCAACAAGTACGGAGAAATAAAAATGGCGACACTAAGTTTTCAAGCAGATGAAGTTAGCTTCACTGACGAGCCCAGTAAGTACGACCCAATTCCAGAGGGTTTGTATAAGGCTGTCATTATCGACAGTGAAATGAAGCCTACGAAAGCTGGGACTGGCAATTACCTAGAGCTGAAGTTCGAAGTGATCGACAACCAGTACGCCGGTAAGTGGATACGCTCTAGGCTAAATCTTGACAACCCTAACCCTAAAGCCGTGGAGATTGCGCAGCGCGATCTTTCGAGCATCTGTCGGGCGGTGGGCAAAAGTGCAATCGGTGACAGCGAAGAGCTGCACCATAAGCCAATGACCATCAAGGTCGCAATACAGCCAGCGAATGGTGATTATGCCGCCTCTAACGAGATTAAAGCGTACTCCCCGGCCGATGCATTGCAGGCTGTCGCGACTCCTGCTGCCGCGCCTTCTACTGCCCCTGCTGCCACTCCAGAGCCCGCACCAGCCGCCGCTGGCAAGAAGCCTTGGGAGTAAGCATGGTGGCATTACCAGAGCCAGCGGATACTACACTCAACGCCGTGGAGCGAGCGCTTGAGTCGGGTCAGGCCACCGATGGTGGCCGGGCTCACCTCGGCGGCAGCATAATCGGTCGCGAGTGCAAGCGAGAGTTGTGGTTTAGTTTTCGTTGGGGGACCGTCGTTGTACATCTTGCGCGCTTGTTGCGCCTGTTTGCACGCGGCGCCCGAGAGGAAGATTGGTTTAATCATTTGCTCACGCAGGCCGGCGTAACGGTCTGGGATGTCGATCCTGATACGAAACAGCAGTTCAGGGTCGAGTCGGTCGGTGGTCATTTCGGAGGCAGCTTAGACGGCGTGGTCATGGGGCTGCGTGAAGCCCCGCAAATACCGCACGTAAGCGAGCAAAAGACGCACGCTGCAAAAAGTTTCGAAGACGTACAAAAGAAGGGCGTCGAAAAATCAAAGCCAGAGCACTACGCGCAGATGCAAGTCTATATGCATCTGATGGATCTGCCTTGGGCGTTTTACCAAGCGGTGAACAAGAATACCGATGCGCTCTATTACGAGCGTGTCGAGTACGACAAGCCCGCTGCGGAGGCTCTAATCCGCAAGGCAGAACATATCATCACAAGCGATCGTCCGCCCGAGGGCATTAGCAACGATCCTTCATTCTACAAGTGTAAATTCTGCGACCACAGTTTTCTATGCCACGGCTATGAGACGCCCGCACTGAGCTGCCGCACCTGTGCTTTCGCGACAGCAGAGATCGATGGCGATGCGAGATGGTCATGCGCTCGTCATAAGAAAGATATTAGCGTCGAGGATCAACGACTTGCCTGCGACAAGCACCTGTTTATCCCTGAGCTTTTAGAGACGTGGGCCGAGGTGCAAGACGGCACAGAAGAGCACGTCACCTATAAAAATAAATTGACTGGTCATGAGTTCATTAATGGGCTCGGCGGCTACTCGTCGAAAGAGATAAGCCGAGCACGCGACGTTAAAGCCATCGGCGATCCAGGCGTTGATCAGTTTCGGGAAAATTTTAATGCGGAGGTAGTTGGTTAGTGTGGATAGTTCCAAACAACCTAAATCTGTCATCAGCTTTTGTAGCGGATACGCTGGAATCGAAAGAGGACTTGAGCTTGCCGGGGTTGCAGCTAGAGCACTCGCTTATGTGGAGATCGAAGCCTTCGCCGCTGCCAACTTGGTCGCGAAGATGGAAGCGAACGCCTTGGCTCCAGCACCTATCTGGTCGAATCTTAAAACCTTCCCAGCACACTTGTTTCGAGATCGAGTTGACATCCTTACTGGAGGCTATCCCTGCCAGCCATTTTCAGCAGCAGGAAAGCGCGCAGGAAAAGATGACCCTAGACACCTCTGGCCTTGGATCAGAGAACATATCAAAACAATGCGACCTGTTCGATGTTTCTTTGAAAACGTCGAGGGACACATCAGTCTCGGACTCAGAGAAGTCATCGAAGACTTGGAAGGACTTGGTTACGAAACGACGTGGGGAATATTCAGCGCGTCTGAAGTCGGCGCACCTCACCAGCGAAAACGAGTCTATATCCTTGCCCACGCCAAGCGCGACCCAATACGGCAGCAATCAAGGTGGCGCAGCGGGGAGAACGGGCAAAGTGCGCCATTCCCTAGAGTCGATGGCGAACCACAACCTTTGGCCGACGCCGACAACGCAAGACAACAACCAAGTGAAAGGCAAGGGCAAGCGCGGTACGACGTTGGGGGGAGCAGTCAGGAATTGGCCGACGCCGACAGCGAGCGACAGCCAGGGTGGCCCGAGACAAATGGACGGCAAACGAGGCAGAGCGTTGAAGGATCTGGCGCGTCCGACTTGGCCGACTCCAACGACCCAAGACGCGAACAAAGCAACCAAGAAGATGCGGGACGATCATCAGAACAATTTAACAGCAGTGGTTTTTCATCAGGAGACGTTTCCGACTCCAGCGACAGGAGACGCAGAGAAGTACCGACTGTCAGGGAACAGTCAAGCATCGAATTGTTTAGCGGCGAAGGCAAGGCGTGGAGAGCTCGAACAGTTTCCGACTCCAACAGCGAGAGATTGGAAAGGCGGTTATACGGAAGCAGCCTTGACGCGGAAAGATGGAAAGAGCAGGAGGTTCGACGCTCTACCGAATGCGGCGATTGGGGGGGTTGGAACGGACATCAAGGCTGGGCATTTGAACCCAGATTGGGTCGAGTGGTTGATGGGTGTGCCGACCGGGTGGACAGACTTAGGCTCTTGGGGAACGGAGTAGTGCCGCAAACGGCGGCGCAAGCCTGGACAATTTTGAACGAGAAGGTAACAGGGTGAGCAAAATATTTATACAAGTTGAAGGCGAAGACATGGATCGTTTCTTGAATCAGCAAGACGAGATTGCAGAAACGCTGTCGCGACTTTTATCAATCATAGAAGGCT